CGAACAAGGCTTTTTATTTACGCGCGTGCGCGATAGATAACCGACGCCTTGTGATCGCTTCGCGTACAGCGCTTGCGACTTCGTCGCGCGCTTCCCGCTTCGCTCTATATGGACACAGAAAAAATTTTAAGCAGGTCTAAATCTCCAAAATTACAAAACAGACAAGCCGGATTTTTCCCGTCCCCTTGGCATTAGGGAATTCACCCGCGCCCTAATCCTGATATCTGCCAGGCAACTGATAGCGATATTGGCGCCTCAAAATTTCCTGATCCCGCAAATGTCGCCAAGCCGTCAATTCATCGAATCCGAATTGCTCCATAGCTTCGCGGATTTTGTCGGGACTGATCATTCGCTCGACTCCTCATACCAGGAAATAAACATGACTGTGCAGGATCCATAGGGTCTAAATTCGATTGTATCGCCATAGCTATCGACGCGGCCGCGAATTCCGGTCAAACCCATTGCAGCCTTAGCGCGGCGCATTAATTCGCGCTCAAAAATCCGGTTCGCTTTGACGTAGTTTGTTGCCCCGTCATAGCCATAACGTGTCAATTCCGGCATGATGATTTTGGTGCGCTTGACCCAAGAATAATTCGCTTCCCCGCCAAACGTATCTGTGTATTCGACCTGATAGATATTAGACATTTCGAATTCCCTTCGAAGAAATAAGTATACCGACTTCACCGCGAAGCTTGCGAGCATTGCGGATAAGGCGCATTGCATCGCGCTTGCGAGTAAATTCCACCGCGCTTGCAAATTGTCCAGGCGCGTCGAAAACTACGCGATATCCTTTAGCGGGCGGTGTATAGAGTGAGGCCATGCCCGCGAAGTTTTTGCTTTGGTGCCAAGTTGCCACGTTGTAATTCCCTTCGCTGTGTTGATGATTCGTTATCGCATTAAGACCTTACCAAAAGCTTAATTGTGCGCAAGGCAATTATCGCCTTGTCCGGATTATATGACGCAAGGGCACATACTATAGAGCATTGCAGTGCTGTCTGGCGCCAAGGCCTAGTAATTATCGCAAAAGGGGACCCGCCAAGCCGGAAAATCAGGACCGGGGGATACCTTCGAGCGCCGGCCAATCGGGCCAGGTCTAGGCGCTATACACGACACACCGGATTTTTTTACTTACCTACCCTTACGTCATATACACTTTCCCGCTTGACAATCCCCTCAACCATGTCAATCTATCAGCATGTCCGTGGTCATTGGGTAGCATCCCGCTCCGAGGTTCGATTTTGCGCCGAGCCTAGAAAAGCTGCACAGGTTGCACGGCACTCACCAATCAGGAGAACACATCATGGATTTCGGACAAGCACTCAGACTTCTCAAACAGGGCAAGCGCCTCACCCGAGCCGGCTGGAACGGCAAGGGCATGTTCCTGTTTCTCGTGCAGGGCTCGACCTTCCAAGTGAACCGCCCTCCGCTTCTCGGCATCTATCCCGAAGGCACCGAAATCAATTACCACGCCCATATCGACATGCGGACCGCAGACGGGCAAATCGTGCCGTGGGTGGCCTCCCAATCCGACATGCTTTCCGAGGACTGGCAGGTAGTGCCCCTAGTCGCCGATGCAGGATTGAAGGTTGGCGAGCCGTTCGAGATCGGTGGTTTCGATATTGATGTTGACGGCCCTCCCCTATTCGCGTAATCCTACCCACGTCCTTCATGGACGCCTCTCTCACCTAAGTCCCGGCACTCACCCCCTCCCGAGTGTCGGGGCTTTTTTTGTCTTGACACTTAATCAGCCATTCTATTATGTATCCGACGACATAAGGAGGATACCATGCTGTCCCGAATTGAGACATTGCAGAAGAAGCTGAAAGCCCGAGAGGGGCAATCCGGTTTTGAAAAGAACTGCGAGATGATCCGGCAGGAAATCGAGCGTTTGACGACTGTCGCAGACGTTGCTGCGTCAGCAGGAACCAGCCAGAGCAAGCAGGACGCGCCTAGCGTGGCTTCCACAGTGAAAAAGGATCAATCCGGTGAGTGACCGCGTTTCTCCAATTATAGTTTCTCCGACTGTCGACTTTCTGATGCGGCTCAAGCAGATGGACAGCGAGCAAGTCACGACGCGCGACGTGCTGTGCCTCTACTCGATTATCAGCCGTCCAGGCATGACACGCGAGGACTTGAGGGCTACTCTCAACCTCAACGCTGGCGTCAACGTATTGTCCAACATTAACCGGCTTATTCGCTGGGGATACATCGAAGATCGCCGCACCAGCGCCCGCAAGGCAATCCCCTCGATCCTGCACGCCACGAAGGACGGCATCGACTTCTGGTATCGCATCAAGCCGAAGGGATAAGGGCGATGGGGCCAGACGACGCGACATGCTACAGATGCGGCGCGAACGCATGGACCTCATGCAAGCATCGGGAAGCAACACGCGAGCAACCAGCACGGATTGACGCACCTGATAAACGTGAGGCATACGTCCGAGGCAGCGGCGGAGGTCGCTACACGATCAAGGCAACCGCAATGCAGGGCCTAAACTTCAAATCACGAAAGCGGCCGAAATGAGCGACGAGCCTAAAGTGACTGGCACCGATCTCATGCAGCCGACGCGGGATCTCGCGAAGCTGCCGATGATCAGCGCCGAGCAATACCAGCACGTCGGCCGGTTCGCTGGCGCCCTCGTCATGTCCTGCTTCGAGCAGATCGGCGGCTTGCCGCGCATGGCGGCATGGGCCGACACCAATCCCACTGACTTCTACACGAAGCTGTTCCCCAAGATGATCTCGCGCAGCACCCAAGTCGACGTGTCGGGCACGTTGACCATCGACGACGCCATCACACGGCTGGAGCGCATGGGTGAGACGATCGAGGCGGATTTCGAGGAAGTCTCACCGACCTACGACCTCTAACCACGGCATAGGAGAACGATGCCATGACCTACAAGCGAATGCACGGAAGCGAGGAAGGCATTGCCGACCGCCTGAAAATGTGGCGGCGCCATTTGGGTGCTGATAAAACCTATCCGTGGCTCGGCACCGGCATCTGCGATGACCTCGTGACCGCTGCCCGCCTTCTCGGCGCCGACGTGTCCGAATTCGAACACGAGCCTGAGCCCGTCTTGCCGGAGATCGTGCCGGCCGAACCGCAGGAAATCGAGTTTGATTTATGAACCTCCAAGCGATTGCCAACAGCCACGGAATTTCAGTCGATGAAGTGCGCGAACGTTGGCTTTCGCTGCGAGTCGCGTTGTGGAAATCCGACTTCCGGCAGTTTGTCCGCGAAGCAATCCGGATCCGCACCAAGGCGGGCGATCTGGAACCTCTCGTGCTTAACGAGGCGCAGGAAATCCTGCACCAAGGCGCGGAGGACCAGCTTGCCGCTGAAGGCTGGGTGCGCCTCGCCGGCCTGAAAGGTCGCCGGCAGGGCTTTTCGACCTACGTTGCAGCGCGCGGCTATTGGCGTGCTACGCTCTGGGATCGCCAGCGGATCTACATTCTCTCGCACGAAATGAAGTCGTCCGACGGGCTGTTCGACATGGTCCAGCTAATGCAGGAGAAGCACCCCTTCCCGCCTGCCGTCGGCACCGACAACGCCAAGGAACTCGAATTCGTCAAGCGCGGCTCGACCTACACCGTCTCGACCGCAGGGCAGAAAGCCGGTGGCCGCGGCGGCGCGATCAGCTTCTTCCACGGTTCGGAAGCCGCCTGGTGGACCAACGCGCCTGATCACTTCGCTTCGTCGGTGCAGGCCGTCGACGAAGTCCGCGGACAATGGGGCGTTCTATGGAAGGAACCTGCCTGCCCGCTGCCCTTCGAGAAAGGCAGAGGCGAGATTTCCGGCTGGGTCAAGGCGCCATCGGAAATCTGGCTGGAAACCACGTCGGCCGGCCCGAGCGGGGAATTCTGGAAGCGCTACATGGACGCCATGAAGGGCACCGGCCGGTATCGCGCCGTGTTCGTGCCGTGGACGGTCCAGTCCGAATATCAGGAGCAAGGCGACTTCATCCCTTTGCAAGAAGCGGAGGAAGAAGGCGAACTGTCCGAACTGGAATATCAGGAACTCCACGGCCTCACCGATGCGCAGATGCTCTGGCGCCGGTCAAAAATTCAGGAAGTCGGTTCGGCAGGTAAATTCCGGCAGGAATATCCGGTCAACGTGACCGAAGCTTTCGCCGCCGCGGATATCGAAGGCGTGTTCATCAAGCCCGCGCTCGTGCTGCGAGCCCGCAAGCGCCAGATGGCCGATCCCGACGCGCCCCTGATCATCGGCGTCGATCCAGCCGGTGCAGGAGGGGACCGTTTCGCTGTTGCCTTCCGCCGCGGCGACAAGATCATGAAGGTGATCCACCGAAACAAGCTGGAGCATGAGGAAGCGATAGCGTGGCTTTCCTCGATCCTCGACGAATACAAGCCAAACCGCATGAATATCGACCGTGGTTCGATGGGGCAGGCCATTGTCACGACCTTGCGCAATCTTGATCGGAAATATGCCGATATCGTGAAGGGCATTGACTTCGGCGGCACGTCTCGCGCCAAGCAGTCCAACCCGAAGCGCGCAGGGCCGTGGAACAAGCGCGCCGAAATGTATGGGGACTTCCGCCAATTCCTGATCGACGGCGGCGCGATCCCCGATGACGACGACCTCGCCTCCGATATCAGCGGACCGAAGGAAAAGTGGCGCGCGAATAATGATTGGCTGCTTGAGAGCAAGCAGGACATGAAGGCGCGGCAAATCCGGTCCTCCGATCTTTCCGACGCCTGCGTATTGACCTTTGCAACTCGCGAATGGTTTGATACATGGAACAAGCCCAGCAAGGCTGAAGGTTTTCGCGCGGGGTCCGCGCCGAATGAAATTAAACTGGAACGCGTCGATGCTGCCGGTATTGGCGATAATGATGGCTATTG